TTACCAGCGGTGCCAACAGTGGTGATCCTCTTTATGAGTCGTTGGACAAGGAACAATGGTCAACCCATTATATTCCTCGTCTCATGCCGAAAGCGAGATGGATTGCTGATGGTGGTCTCGAATGGGATTCGAAAGACTCGTGGAACCGAGGTTGGTACACCTTGTTTGGCCGTACTCCGTACAGGCCAGTACATGGAGTGTCAATGTTGTCAAAACTAGTCGGAACGAAATTTAACTATGACTTAACCCGTAGGTTTGGTCAGGGTGTAGCGAAACACATTGCTTGGATGCCTTTGGATACAATGCTCGAACGAGCTGCCGAAGGCATGGGTAGTGTGGAGAGCACTATACACCAGGACTTTAGATGGTTTGACACTTATGTCGGCCCCGAACTTAACTCGGCTATTTACCAAGGCTTCCAGGAGTCTAGATTCCTGGTATCCCAGCCTGAGAATAGGAACATCTTTCAGTATCTTGCTGCTGAGCTGCTTAGTCCGACTTGGATTAGGCTTGCTCCTCACTGGTTAATGAAGATGCGTTCTAGTCTTTACTCTGGGACCCCGATAACTCAGTTTTGGGGTTCGATTATTCATAAGGCTTACATCGAAACGCTTACTCGTGTTCACGGTGTGGATATCACTGATTATATGGTGTTATCCGATGATGGTTTCAGTTGTTTTAATGGTACTGCTACGCAGGCCCAGAAAGCAGTTGACGAAGTCATGATCCCTTTTGCCGAACAAATTGGCATGAAGTTGAATCCTAAGAAGAGTTATGTTGCAGACATAACTAAGAAGTCTGTTATGTATGATGGTGCAACTAAACTCATAAGACATGATGTAGGACCGTTCTTACAGAAGTACCCACAACTGGATCCGGACAAGGCTTTCGGAAACGTTCCACGGCTTATTCGTTCAACGAAAGGTCGTGAACGTGATTTCGAACGTGATATGTTCCAACAGTTGTACCAGCTTCTACCCGGTCTGAGACGTGCAGAGAGAGGTGATAAAGCGCAGATGGCTACTTGGGTTCAGGACTTCTACCGAACCCTTGAAGTGCTCGCACAGGTACGTCCTGGTTATCCTCGAGTACGTAAATTAATACAAACATATACCAAGGTATACCCAAGATTCTGGAAGCG